AAGCCGGTTCAGGGGGATCAATGGGCCGGCCTAAGTCTAAAGTCGATCGCGAACAAGTGATCGAACTCGCTTCCTTTTCCCTTACAAACTCCGAGATCGCCCAGGCCTTAAAGACCTCTCCCGACACCCTCGAGCGTCGTTTTCATAACGACCTCATCAAGGGACGCGAGAAGGCGAAGGCCTCGATCCGGAGGAAACAGTTCGAGATCGCGACCGCCGGCAACGTCACAATGCTTATATGGCTCGGGAAGCAACTCCTCGGACAGAAGGACCAAGTCGGCATCACCGGCGAGGTCGGCGTGACCATGCGGCGCGAAGAGGTTCTCGCCAAACTTACCGCGACTAACCAGGAAAAGAAGAAGAAGCCCGGCGAGGAATAAGCCTTGGCGACCGCCTCTCAGAGGGACCAACTGATCGCCGAGGATCCGGCGGCCTTTAGCGCGCGCCTCGCGAAACTGTCCGACTCGGAACTCGAGTTCCTCTGTTACGACTGGGAGTTCTGGGCTCGGCTTGATCAACTCGTTCCCGATCGATGCCCTTGTCACCGCGGCGACTGGGCGACCTGGTTAATTCTCGCCGGCCGCGGATTCGGGAAGACGCGGGTCGGCGCCGAGACGGTTCGCCTCTGGATCCGGCAAGGATACGACCGAGTAAACTTCATCGCCGCGACCGCCGACGATCTCCGCGACACAATGGTCGAAGGAGAATCTGGGATCCTTTCTGTTTGCTCGAAGGATGAACGGCCGCGATATCGGGTCTCGAAGCGGCGCCTCGAATGGCCGAACGGCGCGATCTCTCTCCTCTTCACGGCCGAGGAACCGGAACGGCTCCGCGGGAAGCAATCGGAGAAGCTCTGGGCTGACGAGCCGGCTTCCTGGAGATACGATCAGGACGCCTGGGATATGGCCCAGTTCGGCCTTCGCCTGGGCGACAATCCTCAGACCGTCGCGACGACGACGCCGAAGCCGACCAAGATGATTAAGGCGATCCTGGCGGATCCGACGACTCACGTCACCCGGGGAACGACTTACGACAATAAGGCGAACCTCGCTCCCGGCTTCTATACCAAGATCATCACGAAATATGAAGGGACGCGCCTCGGCCGACAGGAACTCTTAGCCGAGGTTCTCGACGACAATCCCGGCGCGCTCTGGAAGCTTGCGGATATCGACGGGCCTCGAGTGGCGAAGGCGCCTCCTCTCGCGCGGATCGTTGTCGCGATCGATCCCTCGGCAACCTCCGACGAGGACTCCGACGAGTGCGGGATCGTCGTCGTCGGGATGGACGGCCGCGATATTCCTCACGGCTATGTTCTCGAAGACGCAACCGACATTTACTCGCCGGATGAATGGGCGAAGATGGCCGTGATCCTCTATCACAAATGGGGAGCCGACCGGATCATCGGCGAGGCGAATAACGGCGGAGATATGATTGAGTCGGTCATTCGTCACCAAGACGCGAACGTCTCCTATAAGAAAGTGACCGCGACCAGGGCGAAAGCGATCCGCGCCGAACCCGCGGCCGCGCTCTACGAGCAACACCGAGTCCATCATGTAGGGCAATTCGCCTTACTAGAAAGCGAGCTAACACAATGGAACCCGAAGATCGACAAGCGATCGCCGAACCGGCTCGACGCGGACGTTTGGGCCTTGACTGAACTGTTCGAAGGAACCGACGGATGGGCTCAATACGTGAAGAACGAGGCGAAGTCTCTCGCCTCAGAAGGCGCGATCGAGCGAGTCACCGAGTCGCGGATCTTCGTCGACGGAAGAAACCGCGATATATGTGAGTGCGGATCAACTTTCTGGGTTATCATTGCGGGGATCGAGAAGTGTATGAAGTGTACGCTTCCGAGGCCTTTGTGAAAACTTCCGAGCGGTCTAGCGGAATTCTCGCGTGAGTGCCTATAGCGGGGCGACGGAGAGCGAAGACCGGAGTCCAACACTCGATTGTTGGTGACTGGCCTCGTCAAGATGATGGGGCAAAGCCTTACTCTGAAAGGCGCCGGCATGAACCTGATCGAAGCGATCCAAGATCGTTGTAACTTTATTCGTAAGCAAATCATTCCCGCCTATATCGCGATCGGCCTGAACGGCTCGATCGGGAAGATCCTTCTCGAGAACGATATAAAACAAGCCGAGGCCGCGATCGCGAGCGGAGATGTAACTCGGATGATCTCGATCCTCGCCTCGCTCCGGGAAACGTGCGAGCGCGCTCAATGAGTGATCCTCGGCCGATCACGACCGTCGACGCCGAGAACTGTCCGCAATGCGGCGCGCCGGCGGTTCGCTATACTCTCCAGGATCGCGGCTGTAACACTTGCGGCCTCGCCTGGAAGGTCGTCACCGAACAGGACGAACTCGACGCCGAGGCGGAGAAGATAACGCGCTCTCGAGCCTATGCCGAAGAACACGGTCGCGGCCGCTCGATCGGAAAGGGGTCTCGATGGTAGCCTTCGCTATTATCACGGTTCTCGTCGTCGCCTTCTGGGCGGCTCTTTACAGTCGACTTTACATTCGTCGTCGGCGTCGCGATCGGCTAACCTCGAGGATCAATATCGTACTCCGAGATACGAGGTTCTTATGATCGACAAGGTTCGCGAGTCAAAGCTTCAGAAGCCGATCGGCCCGGGATCTCTCAAGAAGCCGGCGCCGCGCCTCTGTTCGAATTGCGGCGCGCGTATGGTTTGCCGCGGGATCTCAGACGTCTTAGTCTGTTCGGCTGGATGCGGAACAACGGAGACGCTCAAGAAATGACCAGGCGAAAGATCACAGCGCCGGCGATGAAGATCACCGCCTCGTGTGTCACTTGCGGAAGGCCTTTTGAGACGACGGGAAACGTGATTCACATTCCGCCGACCTGTAGAACTCACTATGGAGTGAACTTCACCTATTCGACGAGGAAGAAATGACAGGAAAGCCGGAAAAGATCGACTATGTCCTCGCCTGTTTTCCCGATGACGAATCTCTCTGGAGAGTGAATCATCGGAAGGAATGGTTCTCTTTTAACTCGGCCCGGCTTGAAGGTCTCTCGACCGATGGGGAGTTCTGGAAGTTTGCGATCATCGCCTCCCAGGAAGATGTAAGCCGTCTCCTCGGAAGAGTCTTCGATCGGATTGAATATCACGGAATCGAGCCCCAGTTTCAAGCGCAACTTCAGACGCGGATCCGGCGGGAAGAGGTTGACTCTAAATGATCGGCGCCGCGATATCCGCAGAATGTGGAAAAGATCTCAACAGGTCTCAGAAAACGGTGAAGATCCCGGTCCGAAACTTTAGTTTCGCCGTAGTTTTCCGCGATATTAAGAAACCGTCCACAGGAATATCCACAAAATCGAAACCCTTAAACCGAGTCGATCGTTCGCCTTGAAAAGTTTTCCTCGCTTTCCACAGGGAACGGTTATTACTACGGTTATTTATCTAACAAAACACCCTTAGTAGCAGTGGAAAGGATCCTCAAGCTTGCTCGCGGCCTTTGTAAGACTCCTGATTCGCCTGATTCCTTGGCTCTCTTACGACTATCGACACCGGCGAGTGAAGCGGGTTCAGATCTGCGTCGCTTGCGGGAATCGGGTTCGAGTCCGGATCCAGTTTCACCTGGTCGAGAAGGCGGTTCTCTGTCAGTGTTCAGAGTGTTCCGCAACCTGGGGATATAATCCAATCGTCAAAACCGAAAAGTGGATGAAGTCGGACGAGGAGAAATAAGGAATGGGCCTCTGGAAAGCAACTCAGGACGCGATCGCGCCGATCTTCAAGCCGGCCGGAACAGTGATCGAAGGGATCACTCCCGGCGACTGGGCCTCTCCTCAGCAACCGATCCGCCCGGCGTTACAGTTGAACGTCGGCGTTCGTCAATGGGATTTGACTCCAGGCCTCAACCTCCAATTCACGCCGCGGTCTGAGGTCGCGGTTAAGTTCGGCCAACTTTGGAACGTCTCCAATTGCTTCGACCTTTGTCGCCTGGTCATCGAGACCAGGAAGGATGAAGTCGTCGGCCGGAAGTGGGTTATTCGCGCGAAGCCGGTCGCCGGCGAGAAGAAGGCCGATCGGATCAAGCGAGAGGCGACGAACGCGAACATTCCCAAAGTCACCGAGCTATTCCGCTATCCCGATGGCGTTCATTCCTTCGATCTCTGGATCCGGATGTGGGTCGAAGAACTCCTCGTTTTCGACGCGCCGACGATCTATCCCGCACGGAACATGCTCGGCGAAGTGAAATGGTTGCGCCTGATCTCGGGAGCGACCATCACGCCGCTACTCGACGAGAACGGGTTCCGGCCGATGCCTCCTTCTCCGGCCTTCCAGCAAGTCATCCTCGGGATCCCGACGCGCAATTTGAACGCCCAGGCCGCGCCGAACGGGAACGGAAAGCCCGGCGTGAATATTAAAGAGTTCTCCGCCGACGAGATCGTCTACTCGCCGAAGAATCCTCGAGTGAATTCCCGATGGGGCTTCCCTCCGGTCGAGCAAATCATCCGAACCCTCGCGATCGCCGCGAATCGTCAACAGTTCTTCCTCGACTTCTACACTTCCGGCAACGTTCCCGAAGGCCTTCTCCCGATGCCGGAAAACTGGACCATGCAACAGATCAAAGACTTCCAAAAATGGTTCGATGGTCTCCTCGCCGGCAACCTG